TCCGCATCAAACAATTCAATCATGCCCACCATGGTGGAAATAATAAGATTGAAATTATTGATGTTGAACCAGATACTACAAGAACAGTCACAACAGCACGATTCACAGAAGCAGATACAACTGTTGCAGTTGCAAATACTTCAATATTTGCATCCTTCGAAGGAATTACTACTTCTAGAGGATATGCTCTTATTGATAATGAAGTTGTTGGTTATAGTGGAATCAATGCTGGAAATGCTGGCGCAGGAACACTTTCTATCGATCAAAGATCATTACAGAATACTGTTAAATCGATTCATAACAAAGGTGTTTCTATCCAACCTTATGAGGTAAATGGTGTTTCTCTGACGAGAATCAATAAAGTTCACGATATCCCATCAACGGAATATTATGATGGATTATCCAATATTGATACTTACTTCTTAGAAGTTGATAGGTCATTGCAATCTCCATCTGTTAGAGATGCTGGTGCAGGATATCTCAACTTCAGAACTGAATCTGGTTTCGGTGGTAACACTGTTGGAATTTCGCAGAACTATCAGTTTAGTGTCTTGACACCACAATTCAACGTAATTACTCCAGGAAAAGGAACTGCAATTACATGTAATTTGAGAACTATTTCTGGAACAAGTTCTGGAGGTAACGAAGTATCATTCATTGATCAAGGTTTTGAGACAGTTACACTCAATAAACCAATTTATTTCAATACACCAAGAATGGTTGCTTCTGAAGTTAATGAAACTGAAAGATTAACAACTCTCCCAAGAAATAAATCACTCACTCTGAGAGTTGATTTTACAACTGAGGATGAAAACCTTTCACCTATGATGGATGTTCAGAATGCAACATTTATTCTGGGTAGAAATAAAGCAAATGATCCAATCTCGGATTATATCAATGATCCAAGAGCAAATCAAATTGATAATGACCCACACAGTTCTGTTCTTGTAACCAAGAAAATTTCACTCGCACAACCAGCATCAAGTTTGAAAGTTCTTGTTGCTGCACATAGACAAGAATCCGCTGACTTTAGAGTCTTCTATCAACTCTTCAGGGCAGATTCAAGTGAAGTTGAGCAGAAGTTTATTGCATTCCCAGGATATGATAACACCTTCGATGATGATGGTGATGGATTTGGCGATAGAGTCAAGAATCCTAACAAGAACAGTGGTAGAGCAGATGCATATGTTGATCCAAACGGACAAGATATTGAAGATTATTCAGAATATCAATTCTCTGTAGATAATCTTGACCAATTCACCGCATTTGCAATTAAGATAGTTATGAGTACGACAAATGAGTCTGCTCCCGTTAGATTGAAAGACTTTAGAGCAATTGCACTTGCTTGATATGGAAAAGAAAGATTTGATTCCCGTTGAGGGACATAGTAACTTATTCAGAGATAGAAATACTGGAGCTATCGTTAACAGCGATAGTTCTGGATATTCTCAATACAAAAAAATGAAACAAAGGAGGCAGACAGAACGGGAAGAACTTGATACACTTAAGAAGGATATTGATGAAATTAAATCCCTATTAAAGGAGCTTACTAATGGACCCAGATGACATCAAACTTGGAGCACTTTCCAAGCAATTTGCATATCAGAAACTCGCAAATGAAATTGATGGTTGCGATTCTTTAAGTACGTTGAAAGACATTGCCAAATCATACGCAAAACTTTACCTCAAACAACAGGAAGTTGTAAGCACTTTAGGACTTGAAGGAATATAAATAATTCCTAGATCCTGAAAATCTATCGTAAATGGCTGATATTAAGGTCAGGGTAGGTCAACAACCTGCAGTAAAAGTAATATCTTCGCTTGCTGGTGCCCAAGGACTATCTTTGGCTGAACTTAGTGATGTTAGTGCAACCAATTTGCAGAATGGAATGGTACTTGTGTACAACAGTTCTATTCAGAAATGGGAAGCAACGTTGGAACTTACACCAGGTGCAACTCAAAATTTAGACATCAACGGGGGAAACTTCTAAATGGCAAGTATTATCAGGATCAAAAGATCCTCAGGTACTAATAAACCGTCAAGTTTACAATGGGGTGAACTTGGATACGTAACAGGTATTGGTAGTTTTGGTGGTTTAAACCAATATAAAGATAGAGTTTTCCTCGGGGATGACGGTACTAACGCCAACCCTGTTGGTGGTTATTACTATACCTCTATGATGGAGCACCAACCTGGTGCTATTGCTGGATTAGCAGCAAATAATAATAGAAATAGTGATAGAGGTGTTGTTGCCGTTCTTGCTCCAGCAACAAATAGTGCTTTAAGTGGTGCAGAATCCCTTAAAGTTGACCAATGGAACGTAGATAATATTAGAATTGATGGTAATACAATTACCTCAACTGATACTGATGGAAATATCAATTTAGATCCTGCAGGAATTGGTAGTGTAAGAATTCCTGATGATACTTTCCTCAGTTTTGGTAATGATGATAATGCAAAATTTGAATATGATGAGAATGGAACAGACCAGTTCACTTATAGTGGTGCTGATCTTAGAATCAATGTTCCAACACAATCATCTACCAAAGACAATGGTGCTTTAATTGTTGAAGGTGGTGCTGGTATTGAGAAAAACCTCAATGTTGGAGGTCAACTCAATATTACAGGTCATACAATACTTGACCAGGTCAAGATTGCTGACAATGTAATCTCTACAATTCCTGGTGGTAGTAATACATTATACTTGGATCCATATCCCGATGGATTGAGTAATGAAGGAACTGTTATTATTAAGGGTGACCTGCAGGTAGATGGTACTACAACTACTGTCAACTCAACTCAGAGTACGGTCAATGATCCTATTCTCCATGTTGGTGATGTAACCAGCACCAGAACTGTCATGGCAGACGCCAACTCTGGCGCTACAGTCTTGACTCTTGATTCTGTTGTTGGCATTAACACTGCTGATGCAGTTGTTGGTACTGGTATTCCCAACAATACTACAGTCAGTTCTTATAATACTGGCGCAAAAACCATTACTATTAGTAATGCAACTACTGCGGGTATTTCAACTACAGCTCAGTTGACAATTACCCATGCATATGATACGAATACTGATAGAGGTCTTTCGTTTACATACAATACTAGCAGTGGTACTGGAAATAATGTAAGCGGTTTCTTTGGTTTTGATGATAGTTCCATTGCAGATTCTACTGCTGATGCGGATAATCATGGAACCCATGCTGATGATAGCAGAAGATGGACTTATGTTCCTGATGCCACTATTTCAAATAGTGTTGTTAGTGGAACTAAAGGTTTCCTTGATATCAAGGGTATCTACTATCAATCTGGTGATTATTCCACTGGTGGTGTTGTTTACTTTGATGATACTGGTCTTCAAAGATCCACAAATGCTGTTGCTTCACCGATTGTTGCTTCGAAGCAAATCTTAACTGCAGTTACAAAGAAAACTTTTGTACTGAGTGTAGCAATTACTGCAAGTGCTGGTGATATCATCAGACAAGACACAACTGGTGCTTATGGTGTTGTTGAAACTGGTGTTTCTGGTGCAACTACTGTAAGTTTGATTGGTATTGAAGGAACATTTGTTACTGGAACCAACCTCAGAAGAGAGGGAGTAGGCGGTTCTATTTCAAATCTTGCCTCAGTTCCAAATACAATCACCGACATATATACTAACAAACCCCATTGGACTTCAACTCTAGACGGGGGTACCTTCTGACATTAAATGGAAAATCAATCTGAAGTGGACGTGAATGTCCTGATTAAAATTTATAATTCTAAATTAGCAACAGTATCAAATCAAAATGTTCTTCTTGAGGCAAAGTTAGCGACTCTGTCTCAAGATTATAAAGAACAACTTGACGCTTTGCTTGAAGAAAACGCCGACCTTAAGGCACAATTAGAAAAGTAATATGGCAAAACCATCAACTAGACAAGGACTGATTGATTACTGTTTACGTCAACTTGGTGCTCCAATTTTGGAAATCAATGTAGACGATGACCAGATTGATGACCTGGTAGATGATGCCATACAATATTTTAATGAACGTCACTATGACGGCGTTGAAAAAATGTACCTCAAGTATAAAATTACTGAGGATGATGTAAACAGAGGCAAAGGAAAAGGAACAGGTGGTGTAGGAATTGTAACTACAACTGCAACAGATACTTCAGGCAGATCATACAACTTTTACGAAACCGAAAATTATATTCAGGTTCCAGACTCTGTAATTGGTATAGAAAGAATTTTTAAGTTTGATACTAGTTCCATTTCTGGTGGAATGTTCAGTATCAAATATCAACTATTTTTAAATGACTTGTACTACTTCAACTCAGTTGAGTTGTTGCAGTATGCGATGGTTAAGTCTTATCTTGAAGATATTGACCACTTACTCACAACAGATAAGCAAATAAGATTCAATAAGAGACAAGATAGATTATACATTGATATTGATTGGTCTTCACAACCAAAGGATGAATTCATTGTTATTGAATGCTATAGAGCACTTGACCCCGCTTCATTCACACAGATTTACAATGATAGTTGGATGAAGCAATATTTGACAGCATTGATTAAGAGACAATGGGGTAGAAATCTCAGTAAGTTTAGAGGAGTTAAACTTCCTGGTGGAATTGAACTGAATGGTGGTGAAATTCTACAGCAAGCAGAATCAGAACTTGCAGATATCAAGCAGAGAATGACATCAGAGTATGAACTTCCACCCCTCGACTTTATTGGGTAATGGCACTTAATCCTTTTTTCTTACAAGGGACTGCTTCTGAGCAGAGGTTAGTCCAAAATCTAATAAACGAGCACCTACAGTTTCATGGTGTTGAAGTAACTTATATTCCTAGAAAATACGTAAATAAAAAAACTGTTCTTGAAGAAGTTCAAACTTCCAAATTTGATGATAATTATGCTATTGAAGCATATGTAAATAATTTTGATGGATATTCGGGTGCTGGAGATGTTCTCACTAAATTTGGTGTTAGTGTTAGAGATGAACTCATTCTAACAATATCTAAAGAGAGATTTGAAGAATTTATTGCTCCGTTTATGGCAGGTTTGGATGATGGAACTGGAGAAGGTGAAATCATTCTTTCAACTAGACCAAGAGAAGGTGATTTAGTTTACTTCCCACTTGGAGAAAGACTATTTGAAGTAAAGTTTGTTGAGCATGAAGATCCTTTCTATCAGTTAGGAAAGAACTACACATATCAACTCAAATGTGAACTCTTCGAATACGAAGATGAGCTTATCGATACTTCTATTTCGGAAATTGATACTCAAGTTCAAGAAGAGGGTTACATTACAACCTTAAATCTTGTTGGGACTGGAAGAACCGCAACTGCTGTTGCATTCATTGAAGGAAGTACTCCAGGTGCTGCTGGTTTTATTGATAAGATTTACTTAAATAATGATGGATCTGGATTCACATCAGCACCAACTATTTCCTTTACTCCATCTCCAACTGGTCAAATTGGTGATAATGCATCCGCAGTTGGTATAATTACCACAGTGGGTGACGTAACCTCTCTGAAAGAGATTCTACTCACTAATGCTGGTTATGGGTATAGTACTGCACCAACGATTACAATCACTGGTGGAGGGGGCACAGGGGCAGCAGCAACGTGCTCTATTAGAACTAGTGGTTCTGGTGTTATCAGAATCAATATTCAAGATGGTGGTGTTGGATATTCTACAGCACCTACAGTCACTATTGCTGGTCCTCCATTATCTGCAACACCTGTTGATGTTAATGTTGTAACTACAGTTGCAAATAATTTTGCATATACAGTTTCAAATAGATTTGATTCTGAACTGGTAACTATTGATAGAGAATTAACGTTCGATAAGAATTCCTAAATATAAGAAAGTACGTTTAAATAATGGCACTACTAGGTATATCAACAGGAACAACACCAAATGATGGTACTGGCGACTCGCTGATTGTTGGTGCCAATAAGATTAATAGCAATTTCCAAGAAATTTACAATGCTATTGGAAATGGAACTACCATCTTTGCAGGTAATCCAAATATTCAAGTTGGCATTGTAACGGCAACTTTATTCAAGGGTGATGGATCACAATTAACTGGCGTTGGTGCAGATGTAAATGTACAAGATAATGGTACTGCAGTAGGTACAGTTGGAACTATTAACTTTGGAGACTATCTTGATGTTTCTCCTTTAGTATCAGGAATTTGTACTGTAACTTCTACTTTTGTTGGAAGTAATCAACTCGGCGTAAGAACAGATGTTTCCCAAACAACTGGAAGTCTTGGTATTGGTGCTACTGCAAATATTCAGTTTGCTGGATTCAAATCATATGTCTTATATAAAGTAGACACTTCTGCACCTGCTTGGGTAACTCTGTATACAGATTCTACTAGAAGAGCTGCTGATGCAACTAGGCAGTCTACTCAAGATCCAGCATCAGGTTCTGGTGTTATTGTTGAGACCATTACAAGTGGAAGTAATGCTAAATCTCAATTAATTACACCTACAGTGAGTGGATTTAATTTTGATAATCCAGTTTCAACAACAATTTACGCAAAAGTTCATAACAGAAGTGGGATTTCTACTAATATTACAGTAACACTTACCATCCTTCAAACGGAGACCTGATGGAAGATTTAAAAGAATATAGTGTAACTGTCAAATCAAAAGATTTTTTAGATTCTTTTTACGATGATTTAGAAACTCCTGGTGGTAGTGATACAATTCCAGACAGAGAGGTTACTTGTAGTTTAAGAAAACCTATTAGTCAAACAACTCACTATCTACTAACTGTAGATGAGGCAAGAGCGTTAGAGAATGACGAAAGAGTTTCAGGTATACAATCAAAAGAATATATTGATAGTTTGATATTTGTTAAAGATTTTATTCAAGAATCAGATAATTATGATAAAGGTGCTGCAGATGCATCTAATGATATTAACTGGGCTTTGCTCAGATGTGTAGAAGGACAAAATAGATATGCTTGGGGTGCCGATGGAATACCGTCACAGACGGGAATTGTAACTACAACTTCTACTGGTAGAAATGTTGATGTTATCATTGTAGATGATATTGTAGATCCAAATCATCCAGAGCTTGCCGTAAATTCTGATGGAACTGGTGGTTCAAGAGTTATTCATTATAATTGGTTTCAACATAATCCAGCAGTCAGAGGAGAATCTGTTGAAACATATGACTATACACTAAATTCTGATGATGCTCATGGAACACACGTAGCAGGAACAGTTGCTGGTAATACGCAAGGTTGGGCAAGAGATGCGAATATTTACAATATAAATTATAGTTCTTCAGGACAACCAACTCCTTACCTCTCTGTGGATATATTTGAATATATCTTAGAGTTTCATAAAGCAAAACCAATTAATCCTGCTACTGGATATAAAAATCCAACTATCGTTAACAATAGTTGGGGTATTAAGTTTGCTTCCCAAAGACACCAAGAAACTGATCCAGATAAGGTAGAAAAAATTTATTATAGGGGAAATTTTATAACAGGACCCTTTACTGATGAACAATTAGAGTCCTATGGTTGTATGGATTTCGATAGTTACGGTGGTTTATATGGACATGGTCAAGTGTATACAGGTGCTTTCTTAAACGGAGTTAGGGAGGCTATGGATGCATGTTATGATGCAGGGATTGTAATTACTGCTAGTGCAGGAAATAATAGAGAAAAAATAGTAAACTTTGGTGATGTTTTTGCTGTAGATAGAGATAATGCTTATGCTGGATGGGCACGAGATCCTAGAGATGGAGTTTTAAAATATCAAGTGTATTATCAATGGGGACAAGGTAATTGTATCAATAATGGATCAGCCCAACCAATAACAGTTGGTGCAACAAATTCTGCTGTAACTGAAGCAAAAAGATCATTTAGTGCATGTGGACCTTGTGTGGAAGTTTATGCTCCTGGAACTAATATCATGTCCGCATATAGAAATAGTGGTGTGAATGATCCTAGAAATTCAAATTTTAAGATGAGAAAATTGAATGGAACCAGTATGTCTTGCCCACAAGTAACTGGTATTTTGGCTTGCCTATTAGAAGCGTATCCACATATATCTACTAAATCAGGAGAAAGTAAATTTGCGACGACCACAAATTTTTATGGCGAATTAATTTATAGTCCGAAATTTAAGAGTACAGTTTTTGAAAATGGAGAATTTGGACCAGGACCTGGTTGGATATTTGAAGGACCATTTTCTGCTGATATCTTCGATTGGATGTTAGAGTATTGGGGAAGAGACCAATTGTTAGATACTGGTGGTAGTTACACAGATGAAAACTCCCTTCAAGGTGGTGCTAATTTATATGCAACATATATACAGACCAGAGATCTTGAAGGAACTCCAACACCAGCAACAAAAAATTGGATACGACCTCCATCAGGAAATGTTTGGCCAAGAAATAAATTGAAGCGGTATGGTGTGGACTGAGATAAATAGTAAAAAAACTATTTGTAATAATGCCTGCAGGAAGAACAAATAAATTTGCTAGAGCTAGGCAGCATTTGAGATCGTCTAGTCTGGATGAGAAACTCCAGATGCTTAGTGAAATACCTACAAATAATACAACAAGTTATTTTACGATTGAACCCGATACAGTTACTGTTACACCCGCAGTTAGGGCTGATCTTGACTTAGATGCTGATGATGCATCACTTCTGGGAAAAGATACCTCAGGTCTCTTTGATTCATCTGGAAATCCATTAACTGAAATGCCTCCTGGAGACACCAGTTACATTTTGGGACCAATGGTTAGTGTTTACTTTCCAGATGGTGATTATAGTGCTATTGGATATATTCAAAAAGATACAAGAAAAGTAGTTAATCTTGCCAGAATCCCAGGAACAGTTAGTGGATGGGGTGTTGGTGGTAATGTTGAAGGATTTACTAGTTACAGTCAATTGACTGTGGAGCAGGCATTGTGGTATAGAGATAAATTACTTAATGGAAATACATCAGATTATAGAGTTTTTTATGTTGGTGTTTTTGAGCAATTAAATTCTGAAACTGATGTAACTGATCCAAGTACAGGTGTTGATGTTGATGAGTTTGGTAGATGGATTGGTCAAATTATTGATCTTGCCAGCATTATAGTACCAGAATACGTTGATATAATTAAAGGAAAATTTGGTCCAGATCCAAATGTACCCTCAGGTATTGCAAACCCATTCACTAATCCATCACAAGCACTGATGGATGTTCTTCAACTTCTTGGTCCTGTCGCAACAACGTCATCTCTAGGAGTTCTTTATGGAATACCAACAGATATTCTAAATGATATTTTAACCACTTCTTTAAACAAGTCAGGCATTGCTAAAGCAATTGAAGTTGCTGGTAAGATAACAGGATTAGAGTCTGCTACAAATATGCTTAATAATTATAATGAATTTTTGGCAAATCCAGATGGACCTGGATCTAGTCCAGATAATAGATTAGATGCGAGTAGTTCATTAAGCCCAACAGACTACACAAATCTTTCTAATGCTGTAAATACTCCAGAAATTAATAATCTACTTAATCAGTTACAAAATGGTGAGTTTAGTGACGAACCAATGACTTTTCCAGGTCTTGGTACATTTTCTGAGAAAGAAACCAAAGAAAATAGTTTAAAAACTCTCATTCAGAATGCAGTAGACATTGAAATTGGAAAGAGTGCGGGATTAGATAATAGTTTACACAATAATGTGCAGGTTGATATTGAAAAAACTATAGAAACTGGTCAAATTACTTTAACAAAAGAATACGTCTTTAGACCAGGTGGAAGTGTTGCAGCTGCGGAACAAAATGTAGTTGGAAAAGTTTTTACTGCTATGGGCGTTCCCTTGGATACAGCAGGAACTGGTCCACTTGTTTATGCAGGATTTGCCGCCGCCGCACTTGGTTTAAGTAACGCGCAAAACTATGGTGGAGTATACGATGCACCAGGAATGTTTTATCAGATAACATTACCCATGGGTGGAAATATGGGAGAATCCAAAAAATATACATTAAAAACTACTATTAAAGAAGGTAAATATAAAAATTTGAAAAAACCATATATTCTTCCAGAAGTAAAGCAAGAAAAAGTGAAGCATCGCCCTAAAATTATAGGTACAAAATCTGTTGGTGATGGATTGATGAAAAAGGCAGAAGTTCCTACATCATTCAAACGTATTGAAGATACTATGTGGAAAAAGCAAGAGAGAGCACAAAATGCTAGATTCTCTCAAGAAAGAAAGAACATGATTCTTGATTCCGTTGGAACCTCCGACCATGCATGGGAATATATTACAAATCGTAGTGCTTCTGGCAATGAGGCAAAGATATATGAAAACTTTGGTCAGGGTATAAAAGATAAAATTATTGAAAAGAAAAAGATTGGCAATGATTATATCATTAAAATGTATAATGAAGACGGAAATGTTGAAACTATAACTCAATCAGTTCTTAATGAAAGACTCCAAAAACAACATGAATTATCTGAACAGGAAACTCTGAATGCACCTAATGATCCACTATTTAAAAGAGTTAAAGGCAGTCTTTTAAATAAAATTGATTATGTCAATAAACCTGCTATCAAGGGATATCCAAATACACCACCACAACAGTTGAAGCATGGATTCCACCCAGAGTACGGAAATAGACAAGATTATTATAATAGGTTAGACAGGCATAGTGCCGATGCAATGTCTCAACCATTAACTGGAAATGAAAAAATTGATAGTAAAGTTTTAGATCAAACTACATCCGCCAAACTCAGCAAGGTTATTCGTAAAATACGACAAAAAAACCAACCAAAAATAAATAATTCGTTGGAGAACCAATAAAATGGCAAGAACAGTACCAGGAAGCGGAGCAGTAGTAAAAGCAAACTTTGATGCTAATTATGGAATCGCTTCTTTTACTATTACTAATGGGGGAACAGGATATGCATCAACAGATCCTCCACAAATTTCAATAACAGGAACCTCAGCACCAAATCCTTCAGGTTCTTTTTATCCTATTATTCAAAATGGGGTAATTACATCGATTAAAATTCTTTCGCCTGGTGCAGGATATGTACCTCTTGTTGCTTTAGCATCAACTGCTGTTGGTATTGCATCAGTTGGAAGAGTTGGTAATGCTCAAGATGTTCTTGGTAATGATGTTGTAAAAGCAATTTATATCAAAGATCCTGGATTTGGATACAGTCAAGCACCATTGGTTACTATTGCACCTCCACCATTGATTTCAGGAACCGGAAATTATGTCTTCAACGAAATTGTTGAAGGTTCTCGTTCTAAGCTTCAAGCAAGAGTTAAGAGTTGGGATGCGGATACTGCTGTTCTTAAAATTGGAATTCTTGGTGTTGGAACAACAACTGCAACTGCATTTTTCCCAGGAGAAAGTATTGTTGGAAAAGACTCTGGAGCATCATATGTAGTCCAAGAATACAATCCAACTGATACATATGATAAATATAGCGAGAATGATGAATTTGAAACTCTTGGAGAAAATCTCCTAGACTTCAGCGAATCAAATCCATTTGGGACATTTTAATGCTAGGAAATTATTATTATCACGAAATAATTAGGAAAACCATTATAGCATTTGGCACGCTATTTAATGATATCCATGTGAGACATACTGACCAACAAGGGAATGCTCATAGTGACATTAAGGTTCCTCTTGCTTATGGTCCTAGCCAAAAGTTCTTGGCAAGACTTACACAACAAGCAGATTTGAATAAACCGATTCAAATCACTTTGCCAAGAATGTCATTTGAGATGACATCTATTGCATATGATTCTACTAGAAAATCTAGTCTTGTACAGACTTTTAAAACTTGCGATGATGGAAGCAAGGTAAAAAAAGTTTTCATGCCTGTTCCATATAATATTGGGTTTGAGTTAAATATTCTTTCTAAACTGAATGATGATTCACTCCAAGTTTTAGAACAGATTTTGCCATATTTCCAACCACACTTTAATCTTACTGTAGATTTGGTTGAATCTATTGGTGAAAAGAGAGATATCCCAATTGTTCTTGATTCTGTTTCTTTCCAAGATGATTATGAAGGAACATTTGATACTAGAAGAGCACTAATTCATACATTGAATTTCACCGCAAAAACCTATCTGTTCGGTCATATCGCAGACAGTAGCGATGGTCTCATCCGTAAGGTTCAGGTTGACCTATACACAAGTACAGATGTAGCAACTGCGAAGCGTGAAATGAGATATACAGTAACTCCTACTGCTAAAGTTGATAAAAATAATGATGGTGTAATTGATGCGGCAGATACTCCACTTCTCATTCCAGGAGATAGTTTTGGATTTGATGAAGAGTGGGAAACGTTCACTGACGGAAAAACATACAGTCAAGTTCGTAAAACTGATTTCTAATAACCATGAGTGATAATTATGATTCGATTGACAAAGCACTCAATATTGAGAGTAGCATTGTTGAAGTAGAACCAACGGAGGTTGTGAAACCAACTCCTCCACCAGAAAAAGATGATATTAAAAAAGACTATGAATATACAAGAGCAAACTTATATTCTTTAATTGAAAAAGGTCAAGAAGCAATTAATGGTATTATGGAACTTGCGGGAGAAAGTGCAAGTCCAAGAGCATATGAAGTTGCTGGTCAGTTAATTAAAAGTGTTGCGGATACAACAGATAAATTAGCAGATTTGCAGAAGAAATTAAAAGATTTGGAAGAAGATAATAGTAGTAAGGGACCAAACAATGTTACAAACAACGCACTGTTTGTTGGTTCAACATCTGAACTCTCAAAACTTCTGAAACAAGGTTTTCTAAATAATAATGATGAGAATGCTAAGTAATGGCAAAGAAATCTTGCAAGAAAGGATATTACTACTGTAATACCGACAAAAAGTGTAAGAAAATTCCTAGGGGTTACCACGTAATGCCTACAGGATATTTGATGCGTGATAGCGAACATCAAGATGAAAATAAAGAGGAGACTAAGAAAAAGAATGGCAACGGAAATGGTGCAAATGGCAATGGAAATGGGAATGGGGGGACTGATGGGGTCTCTGATGGCGGAGGAGTTTCGGAATCGAAAGACCATGAAGTTGCAATGGCACAAAGCCAACTCAAAAAATCAGCAAAAAATATTGCCAAATTAAGAAAAGCATTAGGTAAGAAGGAAAAAGATATTCCTGCCTGGATGCAAGCAAAGATTACTGATACAGCACATGATACGGATGCTGCTGCTGGTTATGCCGATAAGATGAATGAAGGAACGCTTCATAAGTGGTTCTCGGGATCTAAATCCAAAGATGGAAAAGGTGGATGGGTAAACGTCACAACAGGTGGAACCTGTGCCAGTGATGAACCAGGTGAAGGTGTACCAAAGTGTGTTTCACGTTCTAAGTATGAAAGTATGACACCTGCAGAAAGAAGATCTGCATCCAGAAGAAAGAAAAAGGCAGACGCAGGACAGCAATCAAAAACAGGTGCTGCAAAACCAACTTACGTTGCAACCGACAAACCAAAGAGAAAAACCATGAAAGCATCATTCTCAAACTGGAGAGCAGATTTAGAACAACTTGATGAAGGACGTTATTCTGGTGGCGGTGGATTGAAAGGCACTGATAATATTAGATATGGTGCTCCAAAAGGTAGTCCTCCAGGAACAAAAGGTCCTCTCAAAAATCTTAATGACATTGATAAAAAATTATCTTCAGATACTAAAGGTCTTCAAGCAAATTCTTACGAACCACAAGGTGAGATGGTAGAAGAGGGTAAGGATAGAAAGGGTAAGGGTAGTGGCACAAAAGATGCTTGCTATCATAAGGTCAAGTCACGTTATAGAGTTTGGCCAAGTGCATATGCATCTGGTGCATTAGTCAAGTGCCGTAAAGTTGGTGCCAAGAACTGGGGCAATAAGACCAAAAAAGAAGGTTTCTCTGATTGGAGAGAAGATATGCTTCTTGAGGGTCTTGAGGATAAACTCAGCAAAATGTCTCCAGAGCAAATTGAAGATTTAATCAAAGCAAATAAAGGTGCTGAAAAAAAGATTAGAGATACTCTGGCAAAATTAAAGACTGCTACCCCTAATCCTCAAGGTAGGGGAGCACAACTTCCAAATGTTCCCAAATCAAAACCACCA